CATCTGTCCATTGCTTTTGAGCCGTTATCGTAAAGGCCATTCTTGCGCATTGCTGACTCGAACATTTCCATTTTGGTTTTCATTGAATCACCTCTCGTTGTTGACAGGTTCAATATAGTGGTTCATAGTTGGCATGTCAACAACGAATGGAGATTGAGATGAACGAGAATGAATTTGAGTATGCAGGAAAGAATTACCAAGCGGTTAACTACCAAGGTGGAGATTGTGGGTGCGAACATAACCAGCCTTGCGCATTTTCAGAGCGGGACATGCGGTTCTGCTCTCAATTAAAATGCACGCCAGATAAGAGGGTTGATGGTCGCAACGTCATATTCATGGAGGTTCAGGATGAACGAACTGAAAGGTAAGCCCCGCCAAGTGCTGATAGATGCAGCCAATGGCATGCCTAGTAAGGTGATTGCTGGCAAGTACGGAACCACCGAGTCAACGGTCGAGGCGCAGCTCAAGGCAGCCAGAGACCTGTTGGGGGCAAGGAATACGCATCAGGCCATCGCTCGGGCTCTCAAGCTCGGCATCATCAAGCCATTCGAGATTGCTGTGCTGGCTATGTTGTGCCTTGGTGGAATCAATGATGGCAACCTGCGGGTGAAGCGGGTGCAGCCAAAGCCCCCTGTGGTTCGGGTACAGAGACAGGAGATATTTTGATGGCAGTTAAGAGCAGGGCTCGCAGCCAGGGTCGATACCCAGCGCAGCCAATCATCGGTCGCAGCATCGCGGTAGAGGGCGACGTGTTCTACTTCTCATCGATGCAGGAGGCCAAGGAGCAGGGGTTTCACCCTCAGACGATAAGCCTGTGCTTGAAGGGCAAGCTGTCACAGACTGGCGGGTTTACATGGGAGAGGTGGGAATAATGGACTGGCTCGGATGGATTGGCGCCATATGGCTGACGGCATTCTGCGGAGTGCTGATATTCTGGGATGAAGTGCTGACATTGGCGATGGTGATGCTAAAGTGAAGTTGTCAACAACGGAGAATTGATATGAGCGCACAACTCAACGAACACAGCCAGTCAGAAGTCCTGTTCTGGCATCTGATGAGCAACCGTAATACCGGATTTGCACTGGTGGTCGACGGCGACCGTGGCGTGGTAGTGGTGGAGGAAGAGTGATGGATAAGGTGCGGGAAGAGTTTGAGGCTTGGTTTGCTGATGTTGAAGGATTTAAGCCTGAGAAATCATCTGATGTAGGATATCACTACGAGCCAGCTGACTATATGTGGAACGCATGGAAAGCCTCCCGCGCCGCGCTGCGTGTGGAGTTGCCAGAAAACTGCAAAGGAATGGCGCTAACAGTTGATGAGTTTCACGCGCAGCTAGACAAGGCCGGTGTATCATACAAGTAAAACAAACCCCTCGGCTGAGGGGTTTTCTTATTGCATCAGCGATTTGATTTTGTCGATGTTGGGGATTACCCAAGCCACCACCGCGATTACCGCACTCCAGATCCACACCTTGCGCTCAACCGCAATCAGCCTAGGCTCAAGGTTGGCCATGCGCTCAAGGATTCCTGACATCTTCGTCAGCGCCGTGGTGCTCTGCTCACTAGACTCCGATAGCTTATCCAGCACCTTCTGCTGATGCTCCTGGTTGGCCTCCATCCGAGCCATGCGCTCGTTCAATTCGCTCACGTGTACCCCGTCAATAAAAGCTGCTGTGGTCATAGTTTATCACCTTGGAGTCGTCCAAATCCATTTCTAGCACAGATATTGCTTGCATTGTATTGGGGTTTTCCACAATGGCGCAATGCAGATTGATGGGCGACACTGTACCTAGACACGGAGGTGCCAGCATGATTACCCATAGCCAACCAACCACGACCACATCCACCATCGAGCGAGACCCCATCGCCGGTATGTGGCATGAAGTTTCCGTAACCATCACCGACCAGAATGGACAGCCGCTAGAGCGGGTTTCCTCCGGCCAAGCTCGGGCGACTGCGGTGATTTACGGACAGCCAACTCCCTTCGATGCTCCGCTGCCGCTTTCGAAGGGTGAGCGACTGTGGGCCGCCTTTACCGGGCCGCTTGAACTCGTGCGCGTGGACTTCTCCGGCCTGCCTGCTGGTGCCCTCGGTGTCCTTAATGTGAACACATGGAGTGCATGCAATGACTGATGAGGAGCTGTTAGCGCTCGTCGCAAGGGCTGAGGCGGCTGCATCAAGCGCAGAATCAACGCTTGAGCACGTCAAGAGTTACCATCTAAAGCCGCTTGAGGTTGGCAGGGATGGCGGGTTCGGCTTCCCAGTTAAGGAAATCCGCATTGGCTCTGGCTTGTCATTCAATGCAAGCCAGCAAATCGGTCAGCTGTCATCCGCAATCTCACCTGAGCACATGCAGCAGCTATCAGACAAGGTTGATAGCCTGTTCATCGTCACCGAAAGCGACTTCATGTCAAAGTTATCAGCCGCCATGACAGATTCATTCAGCAGGCTATCATTATGCGAGTCATCAGTCGCTGACATTCAGCACAGGCTTGATGCGGCCGAAACGTCACACGATAGCATTCTGCAAAGGCTCTCAGCTATTGAGTCGCAATTAGCAAACGGAGGCTGACATGGCCCAATCTGAATACGCATTTGTAAGCCAGACTGGTAGCTCTGTGTGCCAAGCCACTGACGGCGAATACATCACCATCGACATGAATCAAGGAAATCACCGAGAGGCCGAGTTTTCTCAAATCCGATTCTTCTCTGATGTTGAGTGTCAGAACCAAGTAACTCCAACTGCCGGAACCATTCAAGTTGTAGGTTCTCCCGATGGCTTTGTGTGGTTCACCATTGATAACGGAGAGTTCGCGGCTGCCGATGTTTACGAGCCAACCAGAGTAAGGCCTTACGCGCAGGGTGACATGCTAAAGGCCAAGTTAATCCTAAGTGGCGTAACTGGCGCGGCATACTTCAAAGCATCCATGTGGAGGGCGTAGCGTGAGCGGATACAGGGGAAGAGAAGGGCCAATTCCTAATGGCGTAGCGGTACACCGATTCATTCAGGTATCAAACTCAGCTAACAGCACCAACACAGTGGCCAATATAGCCACAACAAACCTATTGCCGCTACTTGGCAATGGATCATTTAATGACGGATTCAACAACCAAACGGGCTATGGCTCGCTTGATGTTGCAAACAACAGAATAGATGTAAGCAAGTTAGACAGAAACGCTAACATGATTTGTCGAGTGACAATGACAAACAACGGTGTTGGCACGGTTGCTGGCGCTACCATGGTTATGCGCATGATACCAGACATCAACACGCCAGCTGTTTTCACTGACATTCTTAACGTTCCTGAGAGCTTCGGTTCGCAGGCTGCATTTATGACAATGGCGTTCCACGGTGGTGTTGATGCAGTTCAGATTGGCATCAGGACGGCACAGGCAGAGAACGTTAGGCTAAACGGCGTTTATCTATCAATAACAGATGTTGCATGAACACGAGAATCGTCATCACCATGCGTCACTGACCAATCAAAGCTGTAACAAAAAGCCCCTCTCGAGGGGCTTTGTTTTGCTCAGCTTAAAAGCTCTGGGTTTTGGTGGATATTGCCAATAACCTCTATTGATTCTCGCTCTCCGCGAAGGTTGTAATCAATAAACCATTTCGCAAATCCGTCGTGATAATTAACCTTGAACGAAGCCTTTTTGTCTGAGTACATCACCTCACCAACTCCAACATGGTCTCGCACAATGTCACCTTCGAATATCTTGGTGCCGTTACAGTCAAATAACCCAGTGAACTGGCCAACCGTTTCAGTCTTGACGTGAAACCTGTGGGTTACGTTAAACCACCCGCCATTTCCAAACGCCATGGTAACAATCCAGTGCTTTGTGTGGCACATTGGCATTTTTTTAATAAACAGATTTGTGGTAACCAAGCTTCCCACGTGCATGAGGCCATTCTTATCAATTCCGCGAAACTCAATTTCTCTTTTCATTCCAATGACTCCATATTGTTGACTCATTTATATTATCAACCACGAAACACATGTCAACAAATGCAACCTAAAAAAATCCCCTCTTTCGAGGGGCAATGTCAACATGGAGTGTTGGTGGTGCAGTGAATTGGTTGTGGCATGGATGAATCTATTCGGCATGGGCCCACTCATCTAGGCCATTTGCAGACACGCAGCATTGCTGAGCGTGATGCCTTATTAACCACAACTGAGGTTGCTATCCAAGGAGATGCGGTCGCCAACCCGCATTCTTAGCTGCGCTCATCCTTTTTGCTTACCTCGTCAGGCGTAGATAGCAACCTCAGTTGTGTGCCTGTCTTAACGCTTCAGGCTCGGCGTGTGGTGGCCGGTGCTGAACTCCGTACATAATATCTTGCTCATCAACGTGTAAGGCACTAAGGCGGCCTTCGCTCAGATTGTTCGTCCTCGCCGTATCTAGGACCCTACGTCGCGCATCAGCCTGCGCATTCACCACAAAACGAATTATCATCTAACTGTTGTCACAAGTCAAGATCTAGAAGGGAATATCGTCCGTGTAGTTTTGGGGTGGCTGGACATACCCTTGCTGTTGCTGCCCTTGATGTTGATGCGTTTGCTGCTGCTGTCTAGTATTGGGTTGCTGCTGGTTCATCGGTGGCTGTCGCTGCATTTGCTGCTGAGGCGCTGGTGATGGCTGACCCCAACCTTGCTGATGTTGTTGCTGTTGCTTTGGCTCGAAGCAGCTGATGAGCACTGAGTCGCGATTCTCTGGGTTAGGTACACCAGCCGGATTGAACCAGCGGTTCAGCACGATGAACTCGTTGCCTTCATCACTGCGCATCAGGCTGCCGACGTTCTGATAGCGACCCTTCTCCTGGCCTTGGCTGTCAGTGTAAGACCCAACCTTAACCGCCAAATCCTTAATCTTATGTGCTGCCATTCTTCAATACCTTCTCAATTTGATTTGCTGCAAAAGCCATGCTCTCCGTCGAGCAATGACCCTGTGACGCCATGCGCAGGACTGACTCAGCCTGGCGCAGTTGGTTTTCTAGTTTCTCTATTCTCTCTCCATCCGACATTGCATAACCTCCTGCTTTGCCATCTCGCGGCATCGCTGATAGAACACCTCTTCGTCTTCATAGTCGAACATATCGACATGCACGGCGCGGCCATTAACCCAGAACATGGTTACCTGCTGCGCTTGAAGCTGCTTCCATCTGTCATCAAGCAGCGCATCAATAGCATCATCCAGTGCGTCAAGGTACGCCAGATTGTCCGCATGCTGGTCGGCGCGCATTGAGTTAAAGCAGGTCACTTTGATTCTTCCTCAATCTGTAGCAGGAACATGATGCAGCAAGCTGCGTGAGCAAGGTGGCTTTCGCCAGACTCTGAATCAACCTGCTCGCCACGACGATGAGCATTCAGATGTCGAAGTGCTGCATCCATGTACCTAACATCCATTTCGGTAACCTTGCGCCAGTTGTCGCGGGCATACTTCTCAGCACCGAACGTCAGCACTCTAGCAACTGCCAGCTCCGCATCCGGCGGTATTGCACCCATGATCACCTTGCCGCCGTCAAGCTTGCGGCCTTCTGGCTGAGCATCCTCGATGCTGGTAAGTGGAATGAATGAATGTATTTCATGAACGCCAGGATCTCCATGCATCATGCCTGTGGTAACACTTGTCCCATCTATTATTCTGTGTAAAACACCGTACTCACCAGGGAAAAGCCATGTTACCCCGCCACCACTGCCATTCTTAATGTAGTGAGTTGCTCCTTCAGGAGCCTTACTCCAATCAACTTCACTCATGCCAATTCCCCCATTGGTTTCTGGCTGCGCTGCCACATCAGTTTCTCGTGGTCGGCTGCGCAATCGTGGTCACAAAACAAGGCGCCTGCATTATCAAGAGGCTCGGTGCAGAAGTGGCACTGGCCTTTAGGCTTGAGCATGCGGCTACCGATAGATGCGCGGACGTTGTGTATCCGGCGTTCGATGCTGCGTTGAATCTCGCGGTCTGCGATGTCGATGATATCTGCCATTGGTTAACTCCTCCGTGGTTGCCAGTGCATTGTATCAGCATCGGCCGCCTTGGTCTGCGTTGGTATGTCAACAACAGTAATGTCTATCCTATGGCATGTCAACACATTCAGCATTAAAAAAGCCCCTTTCTAGGGGCTTTGTTTTACTCGTACTTCACAGCAAGTCCTCTAGCAAATCTGATGCCGCCAGACTTAAAAAAGCTGCCTTGAGATGAGAAGCTGTCTCTAGCAATCCATCCAAGCCCCTCATTATCAAGGATTCTTTGCATTTCTTGCGCTGCCACCAATTTCATATTTGAGTAGTCATGCTCTGGCATCTCAAACTCTACTGTTTTTGATTTCCTGCTTTTACCGATTACATCAATATTAGAAACTTCTGCGTCACACCTAATGTACGAAAGCCCTGTAATCGCCATTGAGAAGTCATGAGGACTAATCTCAATAGTTAAAAACTTTGATAAGCTACACTCGTCTCTCACCTCAATTGATATTTTCCCATCACTTCTTCTTCCAATAGAAACAGATGCTTCAATTTTCATAAAACCTCCGGTTGTTGACTTGTTTATATTAACAACCACACATGGCATGTCAACAACATAGTTAGAAAAAAACTCCGGCATTACACCGGAGCTTTATCGCTGGTTACTTGATGGTGTCTACAGTGACACCACCCTCCATCACATAAGCTCGCTGGTACTTGGTGTCGCACTCAGAAACAGGAAGGCTGGATTGTGACACGATTGCATCCTTGACCTCGTTGCCACCATTGAATGCTCGAACTCGATATCCGTGCTCGATAACTTCGGTGGATACCATGTCGCACTGATATGTGTGGGAGATTCCAGCGTCAACGAATTTGATAAGCATACCAATACCTCTCTGTCTGATTGAATGTCTTTCTGGATCTTCTAGCTCTCGATTTGCTATCACGGATGCCGTATCGCTTAGACTCTGTGAAACTTCGTCGAAGACTCTAGAAGTGTCACTGAGTCTAGCACGAATACTAGCAAAAGTCAACAGTAAAAAGTCAATAGATTCAACGACTTATGTCAACTTGCAGCAATTGGATGTTAGCCATAAGAGTCACGATTGAAATATATCAATGAAATCAACGAATTAAAAGTTGGATATCAAGCGTAAGAAGTTGGATGTTAAGCGTAAGGATGGTTAATGCTAGTCGTAATGCGGAATGAACATCGGCGAGCAAAGGCTGTCTGTTGGTGGTAAAATAGACATGCAACAAAGGAGGTAGTTATGTCTGAGACTATGGGCCAGAAGCAGCGACGATTCACACGTATGCTGGCAGACCTTATCAACTTTGCCTACGCCAATGGCTACGAGCTCACCGTTGGTGACGCATACCGTGACCCGCGCCTGCATGGAGAGATGGGCGTTAAGCGCGGTTACGGACACGCATCAAGTAACCACAAGCAGCGGCTGGCGATGGACTTCAATCTGTTCAAGGATGGCAAGTTCCTGCAGAGCACCGAAGACCACCGACCGCTAGGTGAATACTGGGAGAGTATCGGCGGCTCATGGGGCGGCCGCTTCAGTGATGGAAACCACTATTCTATCGAACACAACGGGGTGAAATAATGGACTTCAAAAAACTGCTCAACAAGAAAGTGATCGCCGCCGTCGTAGCTCTGGCAGTCGCAGCCGCAAGCTCATACGGCTACAACGTGTCTCCGGAGTTCCAGCAGGCAGTCAACGAAGTGCTAGGTGCGCTGGTGTCGCAATGAAGATTGCCATTCAGCTGCTAATCACGCTCGGCATCGAGCTGTGGAAGGCATACAAGGAGGCTAAGCGTCAGGATGAACTGGATAAGCTGCAAGCCAATCCTGGTCGGTGGATGGCTGGTCATTTCGCTGGCCGGATGCCAGAGCATGCCGGAGATAAAGCCGAGGCAACCAAGGCCGACGCTGGCCGTGATGGCTCAACCTGATGGCGGAATGTGCCTGAGTCGTGAGGATACCGAGCGACTAGGGCGCTACCTGATGGCGCTTGAAGGCGATTGACTGTAAAATAGCCCTATCACACCGATAGGGCTTTTTCATGTTCGATAAACTGCGAAGCCTGTTTCAGCCCGCGATTGTTGCGGCACCTGAGCAGCAACAAGACATTCGAGAGGATAGCTGGGTAAACTCAGCTTCCGGCATGGGTATCGCTGGCATCGATAAGACCGCCAGCACCACCTACTCATCCATGCCTTTCCACTTGAGCCAGTCACAGCTTGAGAACATGTTCCAGCGAGACTGGCTATCCCGCAAGATTTGCATGCGACCCGCCGAAGATGCAACCCGCAAGTGGCTGCGCATTGATGGCGACTCAGACAAAGCCATCCTGAAAGAGATGGAGCGCCTGAAGTTCCGCCAGAAGATCCGAACCGCCATGGCATGGGGAGACCTGTTTGGCGGCGCTGGCATCGTGCTGATTACGCAAGGAGACGACCCAGAGGAAGAGCTGGTTCCTGAGCGCGTATCCAAGCTGCTTGCGCTTGAGGTGTATGACCGCTATTGGCTGGCGCCTGTAGTCTACGACACCGACATCTACTCGCCGATGTATATGCAGCCGCTTATCTACCAGACCGCAACAGGGCAGCGATTCCACCGCTCTCGGGTGCTGAAGTTCATCGGCGCAGAGCTTACTCGTGACCGGATGATCACAAACAACTGGTGGGGAGGGTCTAAGGTCGAGTGCGCATTCCAAGCCATCAAGGACTTCCAAGGCACCACCAACGACGTTCGCCACATCATGACCGAGCTTAACATAGGCATATTGAAGGTTGATAAACTTCAAGAGCGAGACGTCATGGGCGGCACCGTTCGCGAAAAGATGCAGCGCAGACTTGATGCATTCAACCTGTTCAAAAGCAACTATAGAACGGCCGCAATCGACAAAGAGCGGGAAGACTTCCAATTCGTCAACCGCACGGTTACGGGTGTGCCAGAGGTAATGGATCGATTCATGACCTCCGTTGCCGCATCCACCGATATGACTGAGCTTGTCCTGTTCGGCAAGTCGCCAACTGGCCTGAACGCATCGCAAGAAGAGCAGATGCAGGTGTGGTACGACAAAGTTGATTCACGCAGAGAGGATGAGCTTGCGCCTAACATTCAGGTCGTCATGGATGTGATGACGCGTGGCAACTCTCCGGATTGGGAGTTCGAGCAGCTGTGGAAGATGAGCGACACCCAGAAGGCGGACGTCATGCAGAAGTCGGCCGCAGCAGTTCAAGCTGTTGTTGATGTCGCAGGACTGACACCTGAAGAGGCCCGCCGCCAGCTGAACACCCTTGAGGCGTGGGATTTGGAAGAGGATGACGCTCCAGCCCCTGATATTCTTGGCGGTGGCAATGAAACTTACTGATTCACTCAAGCCATTCAAGCGCAGTAACTGTCCGGTGCGCATCCGCATCGGCCACACCTACCCGCGCAGGGTTGAGGCTGGTTATGCTGCCGACCTGCGCAAGATGGTTAAGGCCATCTCTGAAGAGGTTAAGCAAAGCGTCATGCCTGCGCTAAAGCAGGAGTTGCAGGCGCGAGACTTTCGCATGGACTCTGCAGATGTCCAGCGAATCCCGTTCATCGATAACCTTGTGCGATATGACGAGGCTGACGTTGGCCTGATGACTCAGCCAGACCCAGAGCGTCTTGATGGATTGGCTGATGTGCTTGGGCTAATCAGGCGCCTGCTGTCCAGCCTGCTCCCTGGACAGTCACTTGCAGAGCAGTACGCGGCGGCCACCTACGCATCAAACGAGAAGGACATAGCCAAGGCTGTGACGAGCTCGCTTGGCATTCAGGTTGCTTTGCCTGGCGGAGATACTAACCTTCTCAACGCATGGGTTGTCGATAACACCAGCATCATCGAAGACCTGCAGGGCACTTACCTTCGCCGCATCCAGCGCAGCATCAGTGACGGGTTCGTAAAGGGTTTGCGGTACGAGGAGATTGCCAAGCAGATTCAGCAAGACACCGACATCAGCTGGCGCAGAGCAAAGAACATCGCCCGCGACCAAGTTGGCACGCTGAATGCAATGGTGACGAAGGAGCGCAACTCAGAGCTCGGGGTTGATGAGTTTATCTGGCGAACAATGCGTGACGAGCGAGTGCGCGGGAACCCTGGGGGTAGATACCCGAACGCACGACCAAGCCACTATGCTCGAGAAGGACAGAGGTACAGCTGGAAGACTGGAGCAAACGGAGAGTTCCCTGGAACTCCAATCCTGTGCAGGTGTTACGCAGAGTCAGTTATAGAGATATGAAAAAGGCCCCGTGATGGGGCCTTATTTTTATAAAGTTAATGAGCCAACTCTTTCGCGCTCAGTGCGACTAAGGCAATAACTGGCTAACTCGTAGTGCTGCCCAAGCCTCTTTCCGCAGCCTTCACATATGGAGTTATTATTTGTTTCACTGTATTCAGGTGATTCACCTAGCTCCGCATTATAGAATTTTCCGCTGTATACGTGCGTTATCTCCACACTAAGAAACAGCCCAATTTCCCTTCCGGCAGCAACTAGCTCTGCCAACTTAGCCTCGGCATCAGCCTTGGCTGCATCAGCCTCCTCCTGCTTGCGGTCTGCGTAGTCCTTGCGGTTTCGGTAGTCTGCTGCCAGCTGTTCGATGGATGGCTTTGTCTCAGGCTCAGGAATTGACCGAGTTACTGACTCGCAGAATTTAGGTTCAGATTGCTCTGGCTTGTGCATTCGGTAGGCTATGATATCTGCGGAACCACCAGAGTTACCCCAGAATGTGGTTGCATATAAATCAGTGTCGCATCTGTCACGTGCTCTGCATTCAGTTTGAAAATGGCCATCTCTGTATTTTACATCAATTAATTCCCCAAACTCGACGGGACACTCGCCGCCATTCCACTCAATCCACCCATCAGCATCCGGAGCTGGATGCAGGTGGAAGTATTCTTCGCGGGATAGGATGGTTTGGTGCCAGTTTTTGAGATAAGAGCAAAGCTCAATTCTGTATCCCATGAACCCACCAGAAGCAGTAAACCCATATTTTGATGTGTATTCTGGCTTATTCCTTGAGAATGCAATGGTGCCACTGCATGTTGATACAGAGAACTCCGCGCCATCACGCCACCCGCCATTCTCTCTGATGATGCGAGCCAGTTCTTTTTTGCTGTTGCTGATTTTCATATCGTCATCTCCTGTTGTTGACATGGAGATATTAGCGCATCACCAATCAATGTCAACACATTAAAAGTATTTTTTGCAGCAATTCTTGCAGGTGGTACAATGTGACCAATCAACTGAGGAATTGGCATGCGTTTTGATTCTCCCACAGAGTTCAGCATTACCGAGGATGAGAATGGATATATCGTGGCTCAGGGGGTCATTGCCACCGCTGGCGAGGAGCTTGTTTACAAGGAAGGCAAAGAGGTTGTCGGTGAGTCCGCACTGTTCGAGAATATGGATTCATGGGTCGGACTGCCTGTCACCCTTCAACACCCAAAGACCGGCCTCCTAAACCCATCTAACACCCAGCGCCATCAAGTCGGCAGCGTCACCTCTGTGTGGCGTCAAGACAATCAACTTTGGGCAAAATTCCGCGTCACTGTTAAAGATGCTATAGATGCTGTAAAATCAGGGATGCGCGGGCTTTCTGCTGGCTATCGTGTTGCGATTGACGGCATTACCCAAGTTGCTAGATCTAACAACCACCTCGCCATCTGCGACCTCGGGCGCTCGCCTTCAAGCGGCATTCGTGGTGACGAGCGGCGGGATTCTCATGACATCAACGGAGAAGAACCGATGATCATTAAGTTCCCGAACGGGAAAGAGATCAAGCTGGACTGCTCGGACGCTGAGGCTCAGCTCCTGCAATATCAGATTGACGCTCTAGCATTGCGAGCTGACGAAGCTGAGGGGGATCTTGAAAAGGTTCTGTCTCAGGTTGATGAAGATGAAGATATGCCAGCAAGCGAAAAGATGCTTAAGTTGAAGATGATGCTCGATCAAGCCAAGAAAGATGGCGAGGACATCACCAAACTTCAGGCTCAGTACGACGAGCTGAAAGCGCAGTGTGATGAAGATGCTGACAAGATGGATAGCGCCGACATCGACGCCATCCTGACCGCACACGAAAAGGCGCAGCGCATCGACAGCTCAATCAAGCTGCGCAAGGATGATGGATCCATCAAGTCCGCTAAGGAGCTGATGACCGAGGCCGTAACCAAGCACGATAAAGACATCAAGCTTGATGGCAAGTCTGATGGCTACCTGGAGGCTCGTCTTGATGCTGCAATTGAGCACATCGACGCCAACAACGTCCGCAAGCAGCGACAAGATGGCAACAGCAAGCCGACCGAGAAGAAGACCGTTCAAGAGCGGGCTGATGAAGCATTCCGCAACAGCTGGAAGAAGGAGACCAAGTAATGCCTCTTAACACTACCTACTCAATCAGCGCTGACCAAGCTGTCGCAGGCATGGTTGCCGACTCCCGCGTTGGCTTCAATACCGTAACCCGAACTCCTTCCGTTGCGCTGGCTGCTGGTTTGCTGGTGACCAAAGACACCGCAGTTGGAAAAGCCAAGCTGCCGGCCGCAGTTACCGACTACATCATCGGCGCCACCCGCTGGACTCCGACCATGGTGCAGGAAGATGACGGAACCACTGCTTACAAAGCTGGCCGCGCTGCTCCGGTGTTTACCGAAGGCCCAATCTGGCTGAACGCTGCCGAGGCTATCGGTGAGTTCGATCTGGTTTACGCCACCATCTCCGGTGCTGGCAAAATCGGCTGGGTAAAAAAGACTGCTGGTGCCGATACCACCACCAAGCCGATTGGCCGCGCAGAGACCGTGACCACCGCATCCGGCCAGCTGGTACTGGTTAACCTGCGCCCCGCATTGCAGAACGCTTAACAGGAGAAGCAGCACATGACCGCATATAACAAACAGGTACGCATGGCCCACCTCGACTCAGTGGAGTTGGAGGATTGGGACTTTGTACCGAACATGATCACCCAGGGCATGGAAATGTCTGGCCGTCGCTGCGATGCTGGCGAGTCCATGATCTTCGCCCTGCAACTGCAGCATATGCGCGCCCAGGTTCTGGAACGCCCATACCCTGAGCTTAAGGCTCGCGTCCTCATCCCGCAGCAGTCTGAGTCTCCTGTTGGTGCTGAAGAGTTTGCCTACCGCATCGCCGACCAAGTTGGCATGTTCGAGCTCATCACCAACTACGCTGATGACCTGCCTGTTACCGACGTCAAGGGTGAGAAAAAGGTCGCCAACATCAGCACCTTCGGCGGCGCCGTTCACTACTCCATCGACGAGATTGAGCGTGCTTCCATGGCTGGCCTGCCAATCCAGCAGCGCAAGATGCAGTCCAACCGAGATGCCGCAGAGCGCAAGTTTGAGCAGATCGCGTGGCTGGGTGAGTTGGCTTCCGGCCAGTACGGTATGCTTAACCACCCGAACATCACCAAGTCTACCGCTGCAAAAGCGTGGAGCGCGGCTGATATCACTGCTCAGCAGATTTACGACACCATGGTGAAGCCGATCCTTCAGCAGATTAACGACACCAACGGTATCGAATCCCCTGACACCATTGTGCTTTCTCCGGCTGACTACGAGAAGGCGAACAACACCTACTTCGCAGACGTGACTGGCCAGTCAGCCATGAAGCGATTCAAGGAAGCTTACCCGGAAGTCACTGTAGAGAAGTGCATCTACATGAAGGGTAACGGTTCCGGTGGCACCAACGTGCTTCTGGCTTACCGTAAAGACCCCAACAAGGTCGCCATGGAAAGCCCGCTGCCGTACACCATTGAGCCGCCGCAGATGCGCAACTTGGCAACCATCATTAATGCCCGTATGAAGACCGCTGGCGTTATCGCTTACTTCCCGCTGTCCATCAGCTTGATTGAGGGTCTGTAAATGGCACAAGTAAAAAACACCTCCAAAGGCCTGCGCTATATCGGCGATGTGAAAATCATCCCTGGTAAAACCGAAGAAGTTGCCGATGCAGACCTGAAATCCGCGGTAGTTCAGGCGTGGGTAGAAGCTGGTGACATCGAAGTTGTGAAGGCGAAGTAACAGCCGACACTGTATAATGGGGGCTGCGGCCCCCGTTTTTATTGGTGAGTCTATGACGCTAGAAGAGTGGAAATCACAATACCAAGACATCGTTGCTGATGACCCAGTTATTCAGCGATACCTTGACCTATTCATGTGCATGTTTTCTGGCGGCTACGGTTGCATGGCTGACTACCTACAAGGTCTGTTTGTGGCCCATCGCGTTGTCATGTCGCAGAAAGGATCCGGACCTGTGCTGGTGACTACATCGCGCTCGGTTGGTGATGTGTCGGTTAGCGGTCAGGTGGCAGGGCTTAACGCTGGCTCATCCGTTGTGGATTACTCTGGAACTCGCTACGGATTGGAGTTTCTGGAAACCATCATGCTGTTCGGAAGCGGCCCCATGATTGCTGGTGCATACAATGGCTAAGGCTAAGTTGGTATCGTCTGGTGGATCTGGGCTTGCTGCTGTGCTTGCAAAGGTGGCAGCGCTAGACAAGTTCGCTGTCGGCGTTGGCATCCATGAAAGCGCAGGCATGCACGATGAGGCAGGAGTAACAGTTGCTCAGGTTGGTGCATGGAACGAATACGGCACCGAGCGCATGCCTGAGAGGTCATTCATGCGCACCACGATGGAAGAGCGCAGGAGCGAGCACAGATCCACGATATTTCGCATCGTTAAGCGGGTGCTGAAAGGTGATGATGCAAAGCGACTGATGGGACTACTTGGCCAGCAGGTTCAGAACCAAGTTCAGGCAAAGATTGTCAGCATACAAGAGCCACCAAACGCCGAGTCAACCATCAAGCGCAAGAAGTCCAGCAAGCCACTGGTTGATTCTGGCCAGCTTTCACAGTCCATAAAATGGGAGTACCTGAATGTCGGGGACGTTGATTGATTTCGATGATTCATTTGGTGACATGCTGATTCGCTGGACTGGAAACAGGTACAGCCCAGGCTTCACCAATGACGAGGGCGTGTGGGTGGATGGCCTATCGCAGCCAATCTCGTTCATGGCCACGCCTCACCAGCCAGCAGGTTCTGAGTCAATGCAGCTAGCCAAGAAAGAGGATGGTCAGCTTGTGGATGACTTGCGCAAAGTCTACACCAGCTTTGCCCTGCGCTCTCGTGATGAGTCAAAGAACCCTGACATCATCACCGACCCAGACTCCGGATTGCGGTACGAGGTTATCAGAGTAGCCCAGCGCAACCGTCAGGGTGGTTACTACAAGGCCATCATCGAGAAGCTGCAGGGGGATTCTGGGGAATGAGCATTGAAAAGAACCTGATGAGCTGGATGAAGCGCAACGTGATTGGTGCGTCTACGTTCATTCAGTTGCCGTTTGATGGCGATAGACCTAAAGCGGATTACCTTGCGTTTCAGGTTACGTCGCTAGTTCCAGAGCAGCACAGCTTCGACACGGTGCGCACGCTGAAATCAACTGGACTTATTGATGAAACGAAGCGCTTCAACGCCACGCTAACAGTAAGCATCAACGCATTCAGCTATCAGGGCTATCAGTGGCTTAATCGCCTGCATGCGTCAGCCGAGGACTGGCAATCTCGCGAGCTGCTGCGTGCTGACGGTGTGGATATGAACCTTGCTGGAATGGTGTCAACTCGCAACCTGACCGGACTTGGTGATGAGAAGTCGCGCCCGCGCCATCAGGGGGACTTCCGCTTCTACATCACCACCGACAACACGTTTGAGATCCACCGCCTGTCAGAGTTCATCATCACCGGAAAGTGGGTAAAGGATGATGTGCTGTTTCGGCATGAAATTACTGTATAATGAACACGCCATTGCAATGGAGACAATGAAATGCCTACACCAATTCAACGCCGGTTCAACAACCAGACGTTGCTGCTTGATACCGCAGCGACCACTCCGGTTCTTGACGTTGGCGCACTGCTAACCACTGAGAACGTATTCGACAAGACCGTGCGATGTAAGTCGTACACGCCTGACGAGTGGAAGACCGCCATCACCAAGGTAGCAAACCCCATCACCTATGCGTGGCTTGAGGCTTACTTCGGCCAAGAGCTGAAGCCGTCAAAGGCCGTTGTCATCCGCTACGACAAAACGCCATCCACTGGAGATGCCAACGTTGGCGCTGCGCTTGATGATGCAGTAAACAAGAAGGCCGCATTCTATGGCCTGTGCTATTCCGGCACCGCTGACACCGATATCACCGACCAGAAGGCGATCGCGACGTGGATTAACTCCGCAGAACTTGAGCGCCAGTGCGTACTGCTTACCAACGATGTTAAGGCCTATGATGCCGTAAGCACTACCGACATCGGGCCGCAGTGCAAGACAGCAACCCTGTCGCGCACCACATGCATCTACCATCCGACCGGAACCATCAACGGCATCGTGTACACCAACGAGCGACCAGATGCTGCAATCCTTGGTCGCATGCTACCAACCTATCCGGAAATCGGCGGCGTGTTCGAGCAGTGGGATTACAAGCAGATCTCTCTGGCGTCAGACTCTGCACTGACAAGCCAGCAGCAGACAGCGCTCACTTCCAAGGGCTACAACTTCGTGGAGAACTTCACGAATACCAGCTTCACCCATATGTTCAAGGGTCGCACATGTACTGGTCGCGAAATCCGAGTTCAGTGGGCTGCTGACTGGTTCGATGCAAACGTGATCGCCAGCCTGGCCAACTACGCTTTCCGAACTCCGCTGATGGCGTACGACGATATCACCTTTGCTGACGTAGAGGCCATATATCGTACGTGGCTTGATAGCGCCGTGCAGAAGCGGGTGCTTACCGAGTACAGCATCACCATGCCTGACCCTGAAAGCATTCCGGCGTCCGTGCGAGCGACTGGCAAGTGCAACATCAGCGACCTGTATGTCGGCACACTAAACAGCGCCATCGACGAGTGGAGCAATACGGGCAAGTGGAAGATTGGAGGGGTATAAATGAGCTATTCAACTAAGCGATTCGGCATCACATATGGCGTCATTAGCGCTCGCGGTCTTGCCTCTGATGTGGATATCGAGTGGGAGCTTGATGCTGACGAATCCGCCTCGTACTCAGACATGCGCGGCGAGGATGGCATCATCGTCCACAACAACCAGACAAAGGGCACCGCTCGCTGCACCCTGCAGGCCAACAGCCCGACAGCTGCCGCATGGGTAACTCAGTACGCGATGTCGAAGTCTACTGGTGAAGACTTGCCGCTGATGATGTACGACCGAAACAAGGAAACGGCAGCAGTGGCATTCGCGCAGAAGGCAACCATGAAGCGGACACCTAAGTTGGCACGCGGTTCCGGTGAGCCTCGCGTTGAGTTCGAGTTTACATTCCCGTTCTGCACACCACCGTTGCAGGTATGAGAAAGGGGCCTATGGCCCCTTTGCTTTAGTTGCTTTCAGCTAATCCATCGATTGCGATATCTTCAAGCTCGCACTCATCGATGCCTTCGTCATAGCAGTAGTCTTCTGCTACAATTACTTCAATCCTTACAACACAATCCCTGTAGACCGCTATTACAGCAGAGCTTGCTGATGCACCAATGCGTCGATTATCAGTTATCTCATCATCAATAAACTTTGCAAGCGCCTCACCATTAATGCGAATAGACATGTCAATCTCCTTTGTTGTTGACGAAATCAAGATAGCAAATCCACGCACCATGTCAACACCTATCACATCAACACGTCAACATGTATAATGACAACACCAACACAGGAGGGTTTATGCCAATCAAAGAAATCAACGGTCGCCGGTACGACTTCCAAGAGATGAGTCTCGAGGATAGTCTTGAGATTGAGGAGATGATCCCCGTATTCGTGTCTGCATACCAAGGCAAGGCAATGCCGAAAGGTACGCTGATGCAGGTGGCACGAAAGGTATTTGCATGGTGTATGGTTGACGGTAAAGAGATGGGTGACCCGTCTGATTTCTTCGCCAAGAAAGAGATGCGCGCCGACTTCCACCTTGCGCTAATGGAGGGGCTGAAGCTGAACTTCGCAGACGTTTTTATCCAGCTGCTCGGTTCACTTGCAGGGAAAGCGAAGGCATCCGAGTTAATGGAAAAAGCGTCCGGATTCATGACATCAAGCCAAGCTACTCAGGGAGAACAGCGCTAATACTGCAAGTATCCAAGGAGTTCAGTTCCAGCCCGCTTGAGATACGCAAGCAATGGAGCCGCTCTCAATTCCTTGATGCTGTCGAGTACATGCATGTGCAGGCCGAGATTGAGATGCGCAAGGCTGATGCGATGAAATGAATGGGAGCTTAGGCTCCCTTTCTTTTTGGTGTAAAATGGAGCAAATGAATTCAGGGGCATAGATATGATCGTTGACCGTTTGCTTGCTTACTTCGGAGTTGATGTTGACGAGAAGTCATTCAAGGACGCACAAGGTGAGCTGCAAGAGCTGGAAGGCCAGATGATGGGCATCATCACAGCTGCTGGCGCTATGGGTGCAGCAATCGGCGCGGCGGCGTTTGCCATGGTGACCGACTTCGCCAACACAGCAGACGCCACCAACAAGCTGGCCCGCCGGATTGGCACCACCGCAGAGACTCTGCAGGAGTATGACTACGTTGCAGAGCGGTCAGGGGTAACCACCGACCTTATGCGCAACTCGCTGGAGAAGCTGCAAGGCAAGGTGTCTGATGCCGCCAACGGCAACAAGGACATGACTTCCACCCTTAAGGAGCTAGGGATAGAGGCAAAGGCATTCGCTGCCATGCCTCTTGGCGATCAGATGGAGGCTATTGCAAAAGGCTTTCAAGGTCTCAAGTCTGACGGAGACCGAACACGCTTAGCAATGAAGCTCTTCGAGGAAGAAGGGCGCGGGATGGTCACCTTGTTCGAGGGTGGCGCCGATGCTATCGCAAAGATGCGGGCAGAGGCTCGCGGATTTGGCGTCTACTCAACAGAAGATGCGGCTATGGCAGAGGAGTTCAACGACCGCCTGCTTGATGCCAAGATGTCGCTCGGTGCAATCCAGAAGTTGGTATCCATCGAGCTGCTTCCGGTTATCACCGAGATGCTGGTGGCGTTCCGTGACTTCTTTCTTGAGAACAAGGAGTGGATCAAGTCCGGAATCGTAGTGGCGTTCAACTCGCTGACGTTTGCCGTCAAAGGATTGGCTGCGGCGTTCACTCTGCTGGCACTTAACCGCATTGGTGCTGGAATCATCTACGCAACAACAGCAATTAGAGCTATGACAGCCGCAATGACAACGGCAAGGCTGGTTGCTCTATCTCTTGCGGCTGCTCAGATTGTAATGGCATACGCAATCCCAGCAGCCATCGGGGCGGCGGCAGCGGCTATCGTTCTGGTGCTTGAGGACATCATCAGCTACTTCCGTGGTGACAAGTCAATCACCGGTCTTATCGTCGATGAGATGACTTCTGCGTGGGAGAAAGTGGCATCAACAGCAAAGCGCATATGGGGCCAGATGATTGATGACATGAAGGCCATGTTCAAAGACCTGCTGCCAGAGTGGGCAATCGAGATATTCACAGGAGTTGACCAGACCAATGCTGGCTTTGAATTCAGTGGGTTTGGTGGTGCTGGTGGCAATGCCGCTATGGCAGGTGGATGGTCTGGCGGTTCAGTGTGGGACAAGATGCCGGTGCCGCAATCATCTGGTCAGCCCGTACAGGTGCAGGTGACCACCAACCTCAATGGCACCACCATTGACCAAGTTAACCAGAGCGTGGCAACTAATGCCCGCATGGCCAACGCTGCAACATACCGAGATACTCGCAAAGGGGTGGACTACTAATGAGCTTCATATTCAGCCCTGGGACTCTAGGCAAATACTTCGGAAGCAGCATGAGCAAGCTGCAGGTGATACCGATTGACGTGGTTAACAGCGAGAACCTGACACGCACGTTCGATATCACCAACAAGACCGTTGAGGATGGAAGCGTCATCTCAGACAACATCATCGAGCATCCAATCACCATCCGCATGGACTGCATCATGAAAGGTACGCTTTTCACCAGCTGGAAGGATAAGAAGGCGGCTATAGACCAATTGGCAAGCGCCCGCGAGCCGTTCGACGTGGTGAGCCACTTCGGCACGTTCACCAACATGTTCTTCAAAGAGATACCGTACGTCGCAAACGCCGAGTTTAACAACGTGTTGCGCTTTACCTGCACGCTGCAACAGATACCTATTGTGAAGAGCTCTACAGTAGAAATACCAGCCTCAGCCCAGAAAGGCGAGGAAGGCAAGAAGCAGCGAGCGCCAGCGCAGGACAAAGGTAAGGTTCAGGGGCAGAAGGTATCAAAGGAATCAGCAGAAAGCGGTAAGGATGGCAAGCGCAAGGAAAGCTGGCTGTCTTCTATGACTGGGATTGGGAGGTAAAATGGCAATCAACATTCCTGTCACATCTGGACTACCAGAGCAGTCGCTGCGCATAGAGATGGATGGCGCTGCGTACAACATCCGCGTTTACTGGAACCAGTACGATGAAGCCATCCGCAAAGTAACCGGTGATGAGGATGGAAAATGGTACATGGACCTGGCTGGAGATGACTTCACCATCAACGGAATTGCGCTGGTAGGCGGTGCTGACCTGTTCGAGCCATACGGTTATCGCCAACTCGGGTCGCTGTTTGTGGCCGACACCAGCGGAAACTCGCAAGACCCTGTGTTTGATGGCCTAGGAGATAGGTGGATCCTTCGCTATTACGACACCACAGAGAACGAGCAATTCCTTAAGGATATCGGCTACCTATGAGACTATTCAAGAGCGATGCCTATATCGAGGTGGATACCGACAGCGAGACCATCAAGCTAGACCAGCGAGATCCGATTTACGGTCGCCGCTTGGTAGTTGAGTTCGACTGCCTGCTAACCAACTCCAGCCACCCTAACAAGGGCATGGTGCGCATATACAACCTCACTGAATCAACCCGACGAAAGATTGTAACCAACGGCAAGAAGGTGCGACTGTACGCTGGCTATGATGGAAACGAGAAGCTGATTTGCGTTGGCGACCTGATGTTTGCTGACTCTCGCAAGGAGGGAGCTGAGTGGATTCTTGAAATGCGATTCGGTGATGGCGCAACCGCGTTCGATAATGCCACCACCACCATCAGCGTCAGCGACGGAACCAGTGTGCAGACGGTTATCGACATGCTGGCGCGTGACATGGGTATCGTATTGAAGACGGCCAAGGATGCGCTTGCTGGTGTGCTCAATGGCAGCCTGTCGCTGGATGGCCTCAGCAAAGACCAGCTGGACAAGTTCACTGCCGACCACGGCCTATCATGGTCTATTCAGGATGAGGAGCTGCAAGTAACCATCGCCAACGAGCCAATCGATTTCGAGGCCATAGTTATCTCAGCTGCCACAGGATTGCTAGAAGCGCCTCAGAGGCTCATCAAGCCGCCCAAGCCTAAGAAGGTGGTGAAGTCAGGAGAGGAATCCAAGGAGAAGAAAACAATGGTCAAAGAAGCTGACGCATCCGGCGACATCAAGTTTCGCGCACAGCTACACCCTGACCTGCGCCCTGGAAAGCTGGTTAAGTTGGAGTCGGTAGCCTTCTCAGTTGAAAACAGCAAGGACAAAACCAAGCAGGATAAGCCCATCGATACATCGTATAATGGCGTATACATCTGCAAGAACGTTGTGTTCAGTGGCGACAACAACGGCGGCGCATTCGATGCCATAGTGGAGGCTGACGCATACAATGGCTGATATGGAAAAGACAGAGATAACCGACTCAGAGTTGCTTGATGAGGTTATCAATCAGGCGCTGCTGATGACGCGCACAATCATGATCGCCGAGTGCGTGTCGTTCGATGAGTTACATAACACGGTAGACGTGCAGCCAGTGCTTAAGCGCAAGTTCTCCGGCAAGCCTGATGCATCACTAGCGCCAATCATCCGTGACGTTCCGGTGGCATTCTATGGCGCTGGCGGCGTGGTCGTAACATATAAGCCAGCTGCTGGTGATGTGTGCGAGCTACACATCGTTGACCGCGCCATTGACGCATGGAAGAAGCTTGGCGGGATAGTTGACCCATCCAAGCCTCGCCATCACGACATGAGCGACGCAGTGGCATACTTCGGTCTTAATGCATATCCGAACGCATACAAGAATCTGCGCGGAGGAATGGACATCAGGACGCGCGACGGGGCAACCAGCCTTAACGTGCTGGCAGGATCTATCGTGGCGACGGTTGGCGGAACAAAGGTGGCCACCATGACATCTAGCAAAGTTGTTTTCGATGTGCCTATCGAAGCGCCGAAAGTTAAGGCTGCTGGCAAGGAGCTTTCTGGGCACACTCACAGTGGAGTACAGACTGGCGGCGGAAACACAGGAGTTAACAACTGATGGCAGACTTCTACCTAAATCCGGATTCGTGGGATATCGAGTTCACCAACACTGGCGACATCTATATTATCGAAGGCCCGCGCGAGACCAATCAGAACAGCAAGTTTCGCCTGCAGATTATTCAAGGAGAGATGTTCGATGACACTCGACAAGGCATGCCGTGGCTGACTGACATGGTTAACCCAGCCATCGACATTAGCGCCAAGAAGCGCATCCTGGAGCGCGTAATACTGTCAACTCCTGGAGCAATCAGCGTTGACTCGATGGATATTGGCGTAGACGCCAACGGTTTGGCAACTGCTCAATGGGCAGGAACCTGCTCAACAGGGGAGTCATTCTCTGGTACAATATCAGGAACAACCACTGACACTCCAGATGACTCGCTATCAATCTATGAGCAGTCAGTGATGCTCGAGTCATCAGTTCGAGCGTGGGAGCTGGCAGGAATTTATTACGGAGTTCACTAATGAGCAGTCAAGATTTGGATAAGGCAATCAAGTCGATCAACGAGTCGGCAAGCAGGGCTAACACCACAACCGACTTTTTTAACCGAGTTCTTGATGGCGGCAAGACTGAATCAGCACAAAACCCACTAACAGGCGCCATTGTACCAAGTGTACAGAAGGCAGTTTACGACCAGTACAAGAACGACATCAACCAGATCCATCAGGATGTATCTGACTCTCGGGAGGCAGCAGACAGATCTGAATCTGCCGCAAATGCAGTTTGGAATAGGCGCACTGTTTACGCAGCAGTTAATGCATCTTTCGCTGATTACCAAGAGGATGGCCGAACCCTGACTCCTCGCTTGAGCTTCGATGGTTCTCAATACCTTCCTATGTTTGACGCAACCGACAACGTCATCTTCACCGGCCTTCCTGTAAAGAATGGGGATGGAACTATCACAGTCGCTACCGATAAGGGCGATCGTAAATTCAGCTGCGTAGATGCTGAGGCTGTTGCTAGAGTTGATTTGGAAGGAAATTTAATTCCAATTGTAAACAAGACGTCGTTCAGCATACCATCAGATTTTTCTAACTTGTTTGCTTTGGGAGAGTACCTAAGCGGATTCAGGTTCGGTGGAAATGTAATCACCGTAACAATAGCCGCCGGGTCGATCAACGAAAAAACTCTACACCCTGTTTTTGGTGGTGAGTTTGGATTCGGAAGAGCAAAAATAATCGGTAGTGGAACTACCGCAACCGTTCTCAAGTTTGATAGGCAGGATGGAATATATGCGCCAGCTGGATCCTGCTTTGGTAAAGCCCCGCAATACCCAGTTGCTGGCGGTGACATCTCTCCAATCATGCGCAATCTTACTCTAGATGGTATCAACAGAGACTACGCTATCGACGATCCATACAGGGATGCCATGGGAGTTAGAGTATTTGATGGTGGAGTAGTTGTTCTAGACGAGACTGTTCGCATCACAAACTTTGCTAGAGTTGGTGTAATGGCCGAAAGACTTGGAATTGCATTCACCCCTGGAGTAAAAGTGGACACCACTGGATCCGACTGCTTTGCTGCGTCTGAAGGAGGATACATATACTGCCCTAATTCTATTGCAGATAATCCGAAAGGGCATTGCTACATAGGGTACTCAGGTGGTCAACTCTACATGCCTAATTGCGAGTCCAAGAATGCAGTACTCCACACACCTGCCAATGTTGGTGGTTCTGGGCTTGTACTGACAGGGGGTAGCTACGCTTATGCCATTAACCACAATGCGCACCACAACGCACAGCGTGGGGTGTCTATTGCAATGGGCTCTTTTGCTAATATGAGCGGGCTAGTAGAGAATGACAACGCACTGCCTGTAACTGTTTCACAAGACTCCACCATGGTTGCACCCAACTCCACCATCACAAAGCCATCAGGAGCTCTAGCCCTGCTGGTAGAAAAGGGTGGTAAAGCATTTTTCCAGATTGGCAGCTCAGACTCCTTCTCTATTCAAGGAAGGGTGACTGTGCAATCCATGGGTACTCTCCATGCACCTGATGGGTCTATCGATAACTCATCAGGTAATAGTGTAACTGCCATCAACTCAACAGTAGACCTTGACAGAACTGACTTCAAAGGGGCTCCAGCAGTTGCCATATTCGCGCAAGAAGGGGCCATGGTGAAGTGTGTAGCGGGCTCTTCGCAAACCACTACAGGGACAACAATTATCGCGCAGAATGCAGAGGTAAGCGCAGATAATTTTATAGCCTCGGGCACTCCTTCAAACGGGTTCAGAGCAATATCTGCTGGCAGGATTTACGCTAAACAGGCAAAGGTAGCTCAAGCTGGGCAGTATGGGTTTGAGGCTAATGGATTAGGGTCTTTCATTGATGCCACAGGCTCAACTGTAGGTAATGCCTTTACAGGGTACAAAGCACTTAGTGGAGGACAGATTAATGCTACCGGAACATCGGCAACAGGTAACTATGGTGATGCAGGATACAACCCAGCAATAAATACAGCGGATAACAAGCTAACTATAATCATAAAATGACAGAATAAATAACTGCGTCACCCCAAACAAAGAGACATGTTATTTTAGAGTTCACTAAATTTTTACATTTAAATAAATAAAAAAGGTTTCAAATGGCATCAACAATTGACGACAGCGGATTCAAAAAGCAGCGATACCAAGAGCTTCGCAAGGACATCGCAGGTGATTGGGCTGCTGATGGGCTGCCAGATGTAACAAACAACCTGCAATCAGTTCCAGCTCGCATCGTTAGCCAGACAACTAACCTGCAGGAGCGCAATGATTCTTACGTGCAGGCCGTGCTTGATGCATTCAATCCGTATTCCGTCACAGGCGTAGCTCAAGACCGCCTTGCCCCGCTGATGGGAAAGAATCGCAACAAGGAGGCAAAATCAACGGTAACGCTCACCGTTACCGCTGACGCTAATGGCTGCACCGTACCAGCTGGTTCTCAATGCAGTGACGGGAAGAACAGGGTTGCAACTGTGGTTGATGTTACAGTGGCTCCAAATGGTTCAGCGTCAGTTATTGCTGAGTCAGTTGAATATGGGTCAATTGAATTCTCAAGCGGAACAATCACCAAGATTGAGACGGCTGTTTATGGTTGGGCGTCGGTAACAAACAAAGCAGCAGCGCAGCCTGGAGTATACCGAGAGACTGACACGCAACTTAGGTTCAGGATGCTGAAAAGCCAGGGCCGTGCATCAGCGTCAACGCTGGGTATTTACACTGCCATCTCGGAGATTGATGGTGTGACTTATGCATACTGCGATGACAACAAGAAGGACGTGGTTGATAAGAACCTTCAACCAAAAAGCTACATAGTTATCGTTGATGGTGGAAGTGACGATGATATCGCCAACGCCATGCTGAGCTATGGGCCAGCGGGAATTGGAACTCAGCAGCTAGCGATCGCAGCAACTGCAACAATGATGACGCCATACAACCCAGCAAACAGGCAGCAGGTTCCGGTCTACTTCTACCGACCAGTTGATACCGCTCTGAAAGTTAAGGCTGTGATTCAGGCAGATCCGAAGCTTCCTCCTGACTACGAAAAGCAGATTAAGGATGCGCTAATTTCGTACATGGATGGACTTGAGGTAGGTACCAAGATTATCGCATCTCGACTGTACAGCCCAATTAACACAGTGAGCGGGTTTGAGATTAACTCTGTGCAGGTAGCAAAGAAGGCTGGAACTCTGGCTAATGAAGTTGTGTTGCAGCCGTTCGAGAGACCATCATTGCTGGCAGCTGACATTGATATTCAGGTGGTTCCATGACTCCTACACTGAAGCAGGATATGGCGCTATCTCTGGTGCTGAACCAGATGACAGAGTCTCCGAACTATCTGGCGATCATCCGCGCAATCGCTAGGACGTATGACGATCAGGATGCAGTTCTTGAGTATATCGGAAAGCTTGACGTATACACGGCTAGAGGAGTTTGGCTTGACCTGATTGGGTCGATAGTTGGAGCGTCGCGCAGGGTAGATATAGACCTCAAGTACACTTACTTTGGTTACTCAAACCTAGACCCTGTTGCCGCTGGATACGGCAATGGTAGGTATTGGTACTACGGAGCACCATCTTCAGTTTCAAGCCTGCTTGGCGATGAGGAGTATCGCAGATACATACTCGCAAAGGCGGCACAGAACGCAGGTGATTGCAGCCATATATCTGTTGTTGATGTTATGCAATCCGTGCTTGATACCAACAATGTTTTCAGCTTCAACGGAGGAAATGGAAACCTAGATATCATGTTTGATGGGGAAATAAGCGATAACATGCTAGCTCTAATCAAAAGTGGTAAAATCATACCAACTGCTGCTGGTGTGGGCCTTCGCCTTATGCTGCAGTACGATAGCAAAAAGTCTTTCGGATACTCGAACCTTAACGCAAATGCAAAAGGCTATGGCGTTGGGTCATACCCAAGGAGAGTTAACTAATGTCAAAACCATCAACACCGTCTGTATGGGCTAGCGGTAAGTCATTCGCATTCCAGCCTTCACTAGCGCAGCAGGCGCAGGGGTTTGACTACATAGCAACCGTTCGTCCTGGAACGGGAGCCCCTATTACTGATGACCACGACTGGCCATTAAATCAAGTAACTAGTGCCATTAAATGGATTATGGATCAAATCCCTAATGATGGGTTAAAGTCTGCAGCATTTAGAGACGTTGGAGCTGGCCAAAATCAAATACCAGATATGTCTTATTTTCAGGCTACAAAATCTGCGTCCGGAAGGTTTATGCTACCAAATGGTTATGTAAAGCAATGGGGAGTTGGGACACCAAATCAAACTGGAGACTTCTCAATTTTATATGATGTTGCTTTTTCATCAAAACCAACTTTCATTAGTTTCGGGTGTAGACAACTTGGTGCTCCAAACGTTATTCAATCCATAATTGTAAACGAATCAACAAACATTAACACTGGCTTTTCAGGAAAAGCCCTATTGATTAGGTCTGGAACAAACGGCCTTCTTGAGCCATCACCAAGTACTTTTTACTGGTCTGCAGAGGGGTTTGTATGAGCTACGGATACAGTGCAAAAAATAACACATTTTATGTCTTGGAAAGGACATCAAGCTACGAATCGGCTGGAACTTGGCCTGATGATGTAGTAGATGTATCTGATGAAATGTTTATTGAGTATTCAGGAGACAGGCCGCTAGGTAAAGTGCGCGCTGCAGGAGACTGCGGGCTTCCTGTGTGGGTTGATGAAAATAAAGATGACATCACTACAGATGCAGACCTGATTCGCTTAGCTGAAACAAAAAAATCACTGCTTATGGCTTTTGCTGATAATTCAATCAGGCCGCTTGAGCGAGCGAAGCAGCTCGGAATTGCTACCGACGATGAGCTGTCACTGCTTGCAGAGTGGGAGCGATACAGCGTGTTCCTGATGCGCGTAGACACATCAAATGCGCCAGACATAGACTGGCCAAAAGTTCCGCAATAAGAAAAGGGGCCATCAGGCCCCTTTATAATTTCCACTGATCTCCGAACTTGAATCCTATCAGTTCCAACTTGCGATCCATCTCCAGGCAGAACTGCGGTACCGCGTCATCAAACAGCTTCATGTGCTTATCGCTGCGCTCGATGGTGGTGTGGAACAGGTTAGAACGACGCATGCGCGGGTCGAAGCTAACGAACTCCCACTCGTTTAGTCCAGACACCCACATGCTGAACTGGACTTGATCCATGTACTCCTTCTTGATGCGGCCATCAACCAGCGCCTCGACATGGTAGCGGGTGTTCCAGGGGCATTTAATTTCTACACCCTTCAGCTTTCCGGCGATGATGCCATCAGGTGAGCACCCAACCCGCATGTCTGCGCCAAACACAAACGGGAACTGCTCGATGACATCTTCTGACATGAAGCCGAACATCTCTCGCGCTGATGGCTCGTGAGTGTTACCCCACTCGATAGCCTTTCCGGATGGCTGGTCTCCGTCCAGTGGCGAGCCAGTGCAAATCTCACCAATGAGTGACGCCATGTAACCATCGCGTGTAGCGCTGCCAACCTTGGATAATACAGAGCTTGCATTGGATGCAGTAATAACCCCAAGCCGCGCCATGTGCCAGTTGTAGCTGCCCTGCTCCTCTGCCGCCAAGTCGAATCCTAGATGAACGCTGGCCGCAGCCAGGCGCTCGTTAAATTGAGCGATGATATCCATCAGTTTTGCTCCTTGAAATCGAATGCTTCTTGCGGGCGCTTTGCTCTTGGCTTTGACATAGCTTTCGGTGATACATATTTGAAAGTAAGGCTGCGCTGACCAGCCATCAAGCCAGCGTAGTCACACGCATTCGTTGAATGCGTTCTTGCTATTGCCAATGCGCTGCTTGTAGTGGGTAACGCCCTGTTGCGCACACCACTCAGCGTTTGCTGAATCAAGCCCGCACCCGACAAGGTGGCGCTTGATGTTGTCGTGAATGAATTTGTTAACGTCCATCAAAATACCCCGCCTTGTTGTTGTTCTTTGGCAAGCTTCGCATCGACCATCTGATTCAGTGTCGCCAGCATCTTGCCAGCCTCTTCCGCTGTCAGGTCTGCCAAGTCCGCCACGGCGCGCTTGAACAGCGTTGACGAGAAGTGGTTTAGCGCTCCATCAACCTGGCGGCCAAGCACCTGCAACGCCTGCTGGATGCTGCAAATGGTCTCGTCGTTTATTGGAGTTACGTCACGTCCGGATGACTGCTCGCTTTTGAAGTCGATACCCTCTTGGGTGTTGAGCATATCGACAGCGGCAGTCATGCGGTCAGACTTCGGCCAGTACTTGTAAGCGCGCTTGATAACAGTCTTTCGCACCATTTCGCCATAGTCGGTGCCCCATGGTGACGTGCCACCCTTCTTGAACGACTCTGAGCGAGCGCGGATTGCGTGGATGGCGTCGATATCCATCTCCTCGGTAAGGAAGCTGCCATCGTGCGTCTTGGCCACGCAGTACGCACCAACTGGCTCGCCGCGACTCTTGGTGAACGGGCTGTACTCGTGGGTTGGCGCCTTGTCCACTCCGTTGCTGCGGTAGTTGTCTTTGGCGTAAACAATCTTGCACTGAGCCCACAGGATTGAGCCTGACTCTGTAGCGATATGCAGCAGTCCGAGATAGCCAACATCAAGGCAAATCTTTCCGCCACGCGGCACTAGGTAAGCATGCTTGGCTGCTGGGTTCAGGCTGATACCGATGGCCGCCACGTTGCGGATAGCCGCCACAAGGCTCTGCTGGTTCTGCATCGCAATGCGTGCGGAGTAGCTGTTACCTTGCAGTATCTGGACTGCAAACTCGGCTTCCTTGGCGAAGTTAATATCCTTTGGAGCCACCGATTCAAAGTGCTGCTGCTGGGCATAGATGATTTCGCCAGGGTTTTGGTATTGGATTACTTTGTTCATTAATAGTTACCCTCCGCCTTGGCTATCGCAATATCGCATCTTGATGGAAATGACCTAGACTGAGGTGTTTCACCTATCGCTTCTCTCAGTAGCGCCAGCAGCTCCTTATTCATCTCCACCAGATCATCGTGGGAGTTGATGGCGTGGCAAATTGGCTCATAGTAGTCTTCTGCAATGTCAGTGCTGCCTCGGAAATACTTGTCATCGCAAATCTGTCCGTCTGCATTGATTGTTACGTTGCCAATGAAATAACCACTCATGGCCAAATATTCTTTCATGGTAAATCCTCCGTTGTTGACATGGTGAGTATAAGCAACTGACAGATGATGTCAACAAATAAAAACCCGCCGAAGCGGGTTAGATTAGGTGGTCAGCCTTCGACCTCATTGATAGGTCGTAGATGCCGAGATAGTCCAGCCATGCATGCCATCCAGCGTATGCGCCGTAGGCCACGGCGGCGAATCCAGATTGCTCCTCGTGCGCCAGTAGAAAGTCCTTCTGGTCTTTACTGATGGTGCTTTTGCTGCGCATTGCCCGCTTAAGTTCGATGGCGCAGGAAGCATGCTTGGCGCCTCGGTATACAGATATGACATCAGCCACCCCTGAAACCATGCCAGCAACCGCCATCGCGTGGCGATACTGCGGCTTTGCCATGCCCTCGTTTACGGTGTGCCAGACCAGAGTGGCGGTCCACGGAGTATGCGCTTTGATTAGCTGCATCAGGTGCGCCTGTTCGACATCCTCCTTTGGGCATGACTTCGGCTGCGGGTGTTGCAGGTAGCACAGGATGCCAGCTCGGTTTCGCTCGGTGATGATCATGCCGCCACCTCCTGACTTCCAAACCAGCGCCGACCGATTACGAACTGCTGCTTTTCGTTGATGCGGTACGCGATGTGCGTTGGCGCCTTGAATGCATCCTTCATCATGCAAATCTGCTCTGCTGTGCTCATCCCCAAAACCTTCGGCCTCCATCCCCATGACTTAATGTGAACGTTCACGAATTTTACCTCGAATATGCGCTTGCTACCTTCCTTGTGAAGACCAAAGAACAGCTCGTAAGGGTGTCCATGCTCCGGCTCATACTCAAGCTCGTAAGTGACCTTGAGCGCCCCGTTCTTGCTTGGTGATAGCGTCATGCCAACAACTCGGCGCATCTCGTCATCGGTATAAGCCTTGTTGAGCAGCTTGCGGTTCGGGTCAATCAGCTCATGGCTGCATGAGCGGCACACCTGCGCGGTTACGTCATTCTGAGTCATGCACTTCGGACACTCGATGGACTTACCAAAGAAGTGGCCGCACCGACCATCCGGCTCGCTTGCTGACTTGCCTCGGCAGCGGCGGGCCTTGAGTCCATTCTCTTCGTGGCACACTGGGCAGTATTGAATGGTCTCGTCCTTTTCCTTGCTTCTGGCCAGCTCGGCATCGTTGATGATTGGGCTATCAAGCAGGTGGCCCAGGCGGTCGAAAACTCCAGCATAGTCGAGCACCAGATAGTTAGGCTTCACATATCCTTTCTCAATCATCCAGTCCTTCAGCAGGCGGGCGGCACGACCAAGGCACTGCACCAGCAGCGTCAGGCTTCCAACTGGGCGCAGAAACAGCACGGTATCGATTAGAGGGCTATCGAAGCCAGTGGTCAGGCATGAGACGTTGATAAGCCATCGCAGCTCGCCAGCCTTAGACTTATCGATGGCGTCATCGCGATCCTTCTCTGGAGTGTCGTCAGTGACCAAGCCAATCATCGATTCCTTCTCACCAAGGGCAAGCAGCACCCGCTTAACCTCCGCGGCGTGACGCTTGGTGGATGCGAAGATGATGATTTGGTTACGGTCGGCCGTCTTAATTTTGACCTCAGTCAATATCCGAACCAGCCGTTCCTTGCCAGCGCCGCTCATGACGATTTCGTCCAGCGCCTTCTCGTCGAACTCCCAGCTTCCAGACTTGGTGTCGATGCTAGAGAAGTCCAGCGTCTCGTCATCTTCATCTGGGTAGCCGTATACTGGTGGAGTGAGATACCCCTCCTCAGTCAGCTTCTCGATACCGATGTTGTAAACAATGCGATCCCAGAAGCTACCAATAATGCTGTCGATGTTTCGGTATGGTGATCCAGTAAGTCCAACTATTTGAAGTTTTCTCTTACTCCCAAGCGTTTCCGCGTTTTTCTTAAAATGACTAATTATGCGCATGTACTGGCTTGAATCACTGTCAAAGTCGAGCATGTGCGCCTCGTCTATGCATATTAAGTCAAACCTCTTGCTCTTAAAATCCGTATCAAGAGCGTTTACAATTGTACCCTCCGTTCCAACAACCACAGAGCCAGTAACTTGCCTGCTGTTGAACTTTGCTGCATACAGGCTGGCTGGAACTCCAAACTCCCACAACTCATCATATGACTGCTTGCACAGTATTGGCTGCCTACTAATAACCAAAACGCTACCGCCTTTTTTTGATACATGCTCCGACAGCATGGCTATCATCATGGTCTTACCAGAGCCAGGTCCAGCATCAACTATAAGGTTTGCAGCCTTACCTGATGAGGTGGCCTCTCTTATTGCCGAGAAAACAGATTCAACGGCCTCTGCCTGATAGTATCTTGGTTTCTTTTTCATTTCGTTACCTCACTGTTGACAGCTGAACTCTATCGCCTTAATCTGTACCTGTCAACAACAAGGAGGCAATATGAAAAACTCAATGACAATCGCTATGATAGCCAACGATATCGCACTGCTAGCAGCCCAGATTAACGGCATCAACAGTCCTGTATCTATGACCGAGTTCGACTGCGAGGTTATCCGTGACATGAAGAAGCGGATATCTGATAAGTGCGCAGAGATGGCATCTCTCATCGCTGACATGGAAGACCCGAAGTCAATCAACCTTTACGGCCAGTCATTCAATGACCAACTGGAAGCAATGCGCAAGAAGTACCATGAGGAGAGTGTGTGATGGAGTGGATTAGCATTAAGAAAAAGAAGCCAAAGAAGGGTGATGTAGTTGATATCTGGGGTAAGAATTCAAAGAGGCTTATTGGATACAGGTACATTGGTAAAGGGGAGTTCGAAGTTGGCAAGTCAGGCCCATGCTGGATGGATGATAAATGCAAGTTCGACCCAGTAACGCACTGGATGCCACAACCAGAGCCACCAAAAGACTAAACAGGGCCCCTTTCGGGGCCTTTTTATTTGCATGGATAAAGTGAAGCAGCCTCATCGTATGCTGCCTTGATGTATGGGGTGCCGCCGCTCTGGTTCATCTCCACACCCTCCTTGACGTTACGCATGATGGTCTCATAACCAATCATCTTTGCCTTGATGGTATCGAGGCACACGACCCCGCCAATCTGACCAGCGAGAAGCGCCCCATGCAGCAGGCCTTGCTCGTACATAGCAAACGACTGGTTGCCACCACCCTTCATCACCTCAGCAACCGTTGTTGCGGCTATGCTGATGCCATTCCCCCTGGCGAACTGACGCGCCTTCTCCTGGTCAACATTAAGGTCGGCAGCCATCACCGCGTTTGCAGCAACGAACAGCATAATCACGATACAAACAGCGATACCAAAGAATAGTTTTTTCATGTTACCTCCAAATGAATAAGGCCAGTTTATCAGACTGGCCTTGCTTCATCATTCGTGGTTTTCCCTAATCAGAACACATCACCACCATTCGAGCGCGGAACGTCGAACGTTCCATCATCCAGCTTCACCAGCTGGCCCTGCGCCTCCATCTTTTCGCATATCTCGGCGATCTGGTCTCTGGTCGGAACCTTGCCTTCAAACCTGATGTTCTTGCGCTCTGCGAATATCTGGGCCTCTGACTGGCGACCGTTGCATCGCACGAAGTTGACTACAGCAGACACTCTGTCGCGGAACTCTGCGCGGCGCAGCTCTCCAGCATCCTCATCAGCAACAGCGATAGTCTCAAGTGTGCCACCATCCATCCGGCCAAGCAGTACGTCACGCGTCCAGTACGGCAGGTGGTTAGACTTGCGCAGCTCGACCACTACCTTGTTCTCGTCACCCTGCGAGATGGCGTTATCCTTGCCACCAGCAGCAGCCTTCTTCTGGGCCATGGTAGCCATAGAGATGTGGGTGCGAGCGCCGTCAACGAATGCCGATGCACCGCGGGCGCCACCTACGTCAGACTTGGCTGAGTGGTGAACCAGCAGCACTGCGGCCCCGGTAGCTCGACAGATGCGGTTAATCTGGTTGATGAACATGGTGGCAGAGTGGTTGTCGTTCTCGCCGGCTCCATGAAAGCGGGTCATCGGGTCGATGATAATCAGGCGAAGGTTTTCCAGCGGCTCAAGCGTCTCGGCGAGCTCATCGGCCCACCCAGTGGGCTTTGCGCTGCCACGGTCTTCGGCAACGATGAGCATATCCTCACCAACCAGGGACTTGACGATTACGTTACGCTGCACCATGCCAAGCTCCATCTCATCAAGGTCGAAGTCGTTCAGCACAGACTGGAAGCGGCGATGGTAATCGTTGTCGCTATCCTCGCCGCCCAGGATGAGTACCTTGCCCTTCTTCTTCGGCTGCAGGAATGGGTGGCTACCAGAGAACACCTTTCGTCCTGTTGCCACTGCGACAGCCATCTGCACGGTAAAGAACGACTTGCCTACACCACCCTTAGCTGTCAGGATGCCAGGCTCTCCCATTGGTAGCGCCTCATAGAACACACTATCAAGCTCAGGTGCCGCCTCTGTCATCATCCGGATGGAGCGATCGATAGCAGAGCTCAGGTCGAACACTGGACGCTTCTTGCCAGTTCCTACGAACTTCCCTATCTCCTTGCGCAACTCCTCCAGTCGCGGCTTGTCGTTGTTCTGGATGGTCTCTGCCATCTCGTTTAGCATGGCCAGCTGCTTGCGCTTGTCTGACCACTCAGCCACGATGGCCGCATAGTGCTTCACGTTGGCAGCTGACGGAACCATGCGGGCCAGCTCGATTACGTACGCAAGGCCACCAGACTCGGCAAGCGTATCGTCCTTGGTCATCTGTTCCTGCAGCGTGGTCAGGTCGATAGGCATACCAGCGCCACGCAGTGACCGCATAGCACGGTAGATGTTGCGATGCACGTTAGACCCGAAGTCACCAGGTTGCAGGGTAACAAAGATTCCTGCCGACGCTGATTCGTCGATGAGTATTCCGCCGAGCACTGATTGCTCAGCTTCATGGCTATACATAGGCTGCTGCATTATTACCTCGGTGTGATGGTGATCTTGATGTCCATTCCGGCTCGGTCAAGGCAGTCAATCATGCACTTGATGTTCACGTTGCTGCCGCCATGCTTGATGATGTTGTGAATGACATCGACCGATACACTCATTTTATCCGCCGCCTCCACGGCGCACCAACCGTTCATTTTGATGATGAGCTTAAGGTGCTGACAAAGATGGCGTTTTATTTGTTCTGATTGGCTCATGAGTTAGAGTCCTTCCATGCATTGGCAAAACCTCTTGGAGTGGCGCTACGGATGTTCTTGGTGCGCAAGCTCTTGCCGCCACACTTTCTCCAACCTGGATTGTCTTTGCTAAGCGGCTCAATGCGCTTCCTCTCAGGTTCTACTGCTCCACCGCCAATCCAGATGCAGGTATTCTTGTTGTACAGGTCTCGTCCTGGGTAAATCTCTGGATACACAGGGTGCTCATCAAACTCAGGAAGGTATCCAGCGTAATCGCACGGATGGAAGCTGAAGTCAGGTTTGCGGTACATGGTGCTCAATGCGCCAACAGGGTTCTCGAATCCCCAAGCGCATCCAAATGCCTCACCAATGTGTCGCACAAGGTCACACAGGGCAACGGCGTTCCTCTGGAAGTCAGGATTGGCAATCGACTTGGCTGCCCAGTGCTTTGCTCCTGCTACGGTAAGGTCTGTACACTCAGGGAACCCAAACACCATCTCCACGCCATCTCCAACAAGCTCCTTGATGGCGGCAGCCTGGCGCTCAAGTCCTTCCGGGTAGAACCACATGCCGACCTTAACCAGATTGCCTTCACGGGTAACGCCTGGCGAATGCTGACCATCGAACAGCCAGCATTCATAGTTATCATCAAGCCACGGCTTCGCCATCAGGCCGGTATAGTCGTAAAGGAATACTGCCTTCTTCATTGTTATCACTCCATGTTGTTGACTTGTTTATTGTAGTATCGCGGAGGGTTATGTCAACCACTAACCTTTTTGCCATCCATCTTCTTAATCATCCTGACAACCTCCATCACCCTGCGGTCATCAACGGTTTCGCCATTCATTGCCTTTGCCATGTCATTGCTTAAATCGAAAGGGGTCTCTCCATTCCCATTTACTCGCTTCTTCCTGACAAGCAGGCCAAGCCTGGCCATGTTCCACAGGCACACGGATGCGGAACTAACAGATGGAAAGGCGCCATTGGTTCTCTTGAATATCCACGGAGCAGAGCTTGCCCCATATTTTCCTATGTACCGCACAACCCTAGCCATGCGCTCTGTGACCCTTACTCTCGTTATCTTCTTCATTTCAAAGTCTCCACTCTTCCTTGGGTTATCTTGCCTTTAAGCGTAACAGTGCGCGATTCGTAAATCAACCATATTCCCGCTTAAAACCCAGATTTCCCGCTTAAAGTCAGCTATGTAAGTTGTTGATTTTAATGGATAATTCGTTATGGTTAAAATCCAAATGAAAAATATATCTATAAATAGATGCAAGTCGTTGATTTTGCTAGATTTTATTGCCTTTACTTTTGCTAAGATAGCCTCTAAACTATAGGACGAAGACAAGCGAAGACGTCTTCGTCCTATAGTTTAGGGCATCATCGCACCGTGAAGGAGTAAAAATGAAGGAAATTAGCCAGATCACAGTCGTTGAACTCGGGTTGATTCCTGAGCGCCTGAAGCTAGACAAGTCTTCACCAACTGGCATCTCGTGGACAGATAAGGCGTACCATGCAATCAGGGGAAAGCCGGCCGGAAAGATGGTAGATGGCGTGATGGTCATTCAGATATCTGGCAGACTGTTCGCATTTGATGAGGTGAAGGCCGTCCTTGATTCACTGCATGGAAAGGTGCTGGATAAGGTTGCGTACATCACCAAGAACATCGTTATGGATGACGAGGTGCGCAGCGGGATGCGGTGGGCTGATGATGCCAATAGTAGGTACAAGGGCAAGCAATGCGGATACTTCAATAACAAGCATGGCTGGATGGTGGATATCAAAGGTGAGCCAACAACTAGAGAAGCGATTCGTAGAGTTCTTGCTTGCCACAAAGTCAACACCACGTCATAATGTAGCATGACAACAGTTAAGGAGACGTCATGCTACAACTCAACGATGCCGGTGAAGTTACCCTGCGGGACTATACCCGTAGCGGTCACGGCTCAACTCTCGACAGAGTAGACCAAGGAAAGCCTCTGGTGCTGGTTCGAAGCTATTCTCGTGGTGATGCCAAGGCTGCCAAGTTCAAGGTGGAAGCATCTGCTGATGGCGGTGAATCCGTGAAGTCAAGCAAGTTCCGACCGAAGGTGTGCCACTACCTGAATAAACTGAAGAAGGTTGGTGACTCAATGCTGGTGGCTCGTGGTAGCCATGACCAGAAGCGGTTCTATAGCGTTACATGCATTGAAATTGGGGGCGAGTGATGGTTGATATTGACTCATTAATTAGTGACATCGCCAAATCACCATATGTAACAATAGAGCAGGCAGCATTGATTGCTGAAAGCCTTGGTGGTGACCCTGATGTTGTGATGGCATGCAACCGACTTGATATGTCAACGCCAATCAAGATTCAGACATATCTGTTTGCACTGGTTGCCAAGAAGCTGAAAGGAGGTGAGTGATGAGCCTAAGCCTGCTGAACATGCGGCAGCAAAAGTTTGTCGATGAGTATATCAAGAATGATGGGAATGGCACTCAGGCCGCCATTGCTGCTGGATACTCGGAGGATAGTGCGGGGGCTATTGCTTACGAGAACCTCAAAAAGCCGCATATTAAAGAGGCCATAGAACAGCGTAAGCGCGATTTGAATGCGGCATCGAAGGTTGGGTTGGACTGGCGTCTAAGTATTCTTCAGAGAGCCGCTGAGGCTGGTCTAGAGACGTACCTTACAGAAGGCGGCCCGCGTTATCAAGCAATCTCTGCATCTGTCTCCGCAATCAACGAGATGAACAAGATGACCGGCGCCCACGCCCCAACCAAGACCGCTGAGACTGACGCTGACGGGTTCGACAAGCCGGAAGCTATCCGTATAGAGATTGTGAGCAGCAAGGATGACTAACCCTGTAGTCTGGTGCGAACGAAAGCGCGATGAAGCCAAGGATGGCGAGACTGCATACCACTATCACCAGATGGCGGAGATGTGGAAGGATAGAGAGGTCAATACTGGAAAACCACAATAGATAACAAGCTGCCTTGCTGGCATTATGTAGTTGTCAGCAGAGAGTAGGATCCGAGCTGAATGCAGGGCTAGGCCCGAAGTATCAGTCGGTATCGAATCAAGAGCTTTCGCAGGGTGCCACACCGACGGCCAATCCTAACCTGCGAGGGCTCTTTTCTTTTGAGGTAATGCCATGACAATAACATCAAGCATCGGCCACATATACGTTGCACTTCTTGACGGCGGAATAGTAAAAACAGGTAAGACCAAGAAACCAAAAGCAAGAATATCGAAATCTGGATTCGGGAACAGAAAGGTGGTTGATTACTGGGTTTCCAGTGAGTTTGTTGGGTACTCTGACGCTGAAAGCGAGATGATTAGGTTCCTAGGCGAGGTTGGAACGGTCGCATTCGGTAGAGAATACTTTTCTGGCGTTGATTATTCGATTGCCGTTGAGAGGGCAAAGGAGTGCTTTAACTCAAGGTCTTGCTCGAGCATATCTGAGACAAGAAGACTGGAGTCATTGCGTACAAAACATGTCGTAGATAGGTGCTATGATGGGTTTTATCAAAAATCAACTGAGCAAATTACTGGCGTTCGTGTCAAGCCGCATGAGCTACCAGATGGGCGCGTAATAATCGATAAGGATGAGTACATATCCATGCTTCACGCAGCTCTAGAGGATGCGCACAATGTGCTTAACGAAACAATGGCGCTCGTTGTTGAGTATAGGGAGATGGTTGGCGAACTCCTAACTGACAACACCGAATGATATAATGGGCCCAAATGGAGGGCCCTTTTTTATGGCTGCTATGAAACTACAACTACCAGAGGCAATGCAGGAGTTCCTGCAACCAGCGTTCTACAAGGTGGCATACGGAGGTCGAGCGTCAGCCAAGACCCAGAGCATGATGCGAATCGTGCTAATCAAGATGATGCAGGGGAGCAGTGTCCTGTGCGCCCGTGAAATTCAGAAGTCCATCCGAGACTCAATTAAGAAGTCGTTCGATACCCTGATTGATGAGCTGGGATGGTCTGGCTACTTCGCTGGCTCTACCGATACGGAGATACGCTGCTACAACGGCGCCAAGATGATATTCATGGGCCTCAAGCACAACGTTGCCAGCGTGAAGGGTTGCGACTGGGTTGATTGCGTATTCGTGGAGGAGGCAGAGAACATCAGCGAAGAGAGCTGGAACGTGCTTATCCCGACCTTGCGTAAGCCTGGAGCTGAGATATTCGTATGCTTCAACCCTAAGAACCTGACCGACCCAACCTACCAGAGATTCATCGTCAACCCACCTCCTGAGTTCGATGACCGTGGCCGCCGTCGCTCAATCATCCGCAAGGTGAACTACATGGATAACCCGTGGTTCACCGAGGAATCCAGGATGCAGATGGAAGAGATGCAGCGGGATGACGTTGAGCTCTACAAGCACATCTGGCTTGGCGAGCCTATCAGCGACTCCGCGCTCTCCATCATTAAGCCTATGTGGATTGACGCGGCGATGGATGCTCACCTGAAGCTCGGGATTGGCCGAACTGGAAACCGATTTGCTGGACTTGACCCTGCAGATGAAGGCGAGGATTTCAATGCCCGCTGCTACCGTGATGGCGTCATCGTGTACCAGCTGGATGAGTGGAAGGACAAAGACCCTGTTGCAGTTGGTGATCGCGTTTACGACGAGGCGCAGATGGACGGCGTGAAGCAGGTTAGCTACGACAACATCGGCGTTGGCGCTGGGGTTAAGGGTAAGTTCCGAGAGAAGGAGGCCTTCCTGCTTGCTCGCGGCGATGAGCGCAGCACCCTGATTAACTTCACCGAGTTCACTGCGAGTGCATCACCAATTCCAGGCGACTACTCTGACGGCCGTCGCAACGAGGACCACTTCCTCAACCTGAAGGCTCAGGCGTGGTGGGAGTTGCGTGACAGGTTCCACAACACATACAAGGCTGTAGTAGAGGGAAAGGCGGTTAACCTAGAGGATGTCATCTGCATAGATACCAGTGGCATCGACAGGCGCATGCTGGATAAGCTGAAGGCTGAGCTGTCATCACCGAACCGCGAGTACAGCAATGGGAAGCTGAAGGTTGAGAGCAAGCAATCCCTGAAGAAGCGCGGCATTCCGTCTCACAACATGGCTGACGCATTGGTGATGGCATTTGACCCGCAGACTGCTAAGGGTGATTGGCTGAGTTTGTGGTAAAGCAAAGGGGCCTATTGGCCCCTTGTTTATTTCTTGTCTATCAGCACCAGTCTGAATCTCACCTTGCCATTCCTACTTCTGCTGCACTGCATGAGGTGATACCCTTCATGCCCCTCTATTGCCTTAACGTCCTGCCACACGCTCCACCATGACCACCATTTGAGCACTGGAAACCTTGGCATAATGTCATAAAGATCCATAAAACTCCCTCCTACACTTTCTGCATGAACTTGATTATGTGGTGAGTGCATCCATCCATATTTTTCATTCTGTCAGTTGCGATGTCGCGAGCATCGATTGCTGACTTTGCCTTCACAACCAAGTCAATCTCAATTCGCTGCATGTTAATTGTTGCCTCTCCATACATGAAGTACTCATTCATAAAACTCCCTCCGATACTCGTTATAACTCATCCCAAGCCGAGCCAGCACGTATGCCAGCTCGAGGTTCACATGCTGACTAGCCACACAAGGCCTAGTAGTCCGGAGACCACGGCCCACTTGATAAGCGGATAGTGGCGCTCGAAGGTTTCGTACTTTGCGTCCCATTCGCCATCTCCATGGCAGGCCATCTCTTTCTTTACGAAAATCATACTTACGTCATCAGTTCGGCAGTTTGGTGTTGCTAGTGTTGCAGAGCACTTGTCGCCATTCTTGAACGCGCAGCCATTGCACCCTTGTTGCTCGACAGCCTCATATGCAACGCCATCGATAATTACTTCACTCATACCACCCCCACATAAATCATCACCTTGCCACTTGGCGTGGGCTCACAGCGAGCCCAGCGGTTGTTGCTTCCATCCAGCGGCCATTGACCGACTGGAAGCCGTTGCACTGCATCCAGTATCGCGCCATGGCGTCATTGGCTGCCTTGTGCGTTTCAGTTATTGCTGCCATTCATGGTCTCGTCGATGTTGGCGTCGATAACCTCACTGATATCAGGAATCATTGAGTATTCGTATCCACCATGCCAAGTGCATACAGCAAGCTCGCAATTGATGTCGTCATTCATCTCAATAAGCTTTCTCCACCGCGCCGCGTCCTTCTCGGCTTGGCGAAGGCGGATAATCAAAGCTCTAATTGCTCCAGCCTCATTACTTACCAAATAATGACCAAGGCCCTCACTAACAAGCTCATTGCACCCATCCTTAATTCTTTCAATCCAGCTATCATCAATCATCACAAACCTCCACTCTGTCATTCATCATAAACGCCACGTGACCACCGTTGATTACTGCCACCTTGACCACTGGTGCGGATATCTCGACATCCGCTACCTCACACCATTTCCCTGAGTGCCTAACTATCATCCCTGGCTTGATGTTACTTGCCAGCACACAGAACATTGTTGACCTTGATTACCGTATCGTTCACACCCTCAAAGTACCCAAACTCATAAGCATCAAGTGCAGGCCAGTCTGGCTTTTCGCGCTTCGGCATGGCGCCTGCAATCTCATCGAATGCTGCAAGGAATCCGGCCCACATGGCGTTGGTGTCAGCATCAACGTAACCGCCAGTTTCGGTGCATCTGTCCATTGCTTTTGAGCCGTTATCGTAAAGGCCATTCTTGCGCATTGCTGACTCGAACATTTCCATTTTGGTTTTCATTGAATCACCTCTCGTTGTTGACAGGTTCAAT